TGCTCGGCAGGTTTTCTTACGCTAGGTGTAGGTAGAAATATTCAAGAGCGTGGTATAACTATGGATGAATCAGACTATCTTCTTGCCAACGATATAACAATTTGTGAAGAAGAAGCAACTAGAGTATTCAAATGGTTTGGAGATTTAACAGACGTTAGACAACGTGCAATTATTAATATGATCTTTAATCTAGGTTTGACAAAGTTACTAAACTTTAAAAAATTTCTAGCTGCTATGGAAGCAGGTGACTATACAACCGCAGGCAAAGAGATGCTTGATAGTCGTTGGGCTAGACAAGTAGGTAACAGATCAGACAGACTGGAGCAGATGATTGTTAACGGATGATATATTTATTATGTATCTAGAAGATGATCTTGATAGAGCTTATCGGATAGATTGTAAGATGAGAACTAAACAAGACTTAGCATGGATTAAACGTGACAAGTTTAGAAAAGTTTATGAAGAAATGTTAAACGCACACTTGAAAAGTATGCCTGACATGCCATTAGAAATAGCGATGCAATCGGTAGAAGATATTTTAGCTAACGAAAGTATACGCTTTAACAACGAGGAAAAAAATGAAATTGAATCTACTTAAAAATGTAAAGAACATTATAGGTGCAGTAGCTCCTACAATAGGAACAGCACTAGGCGGTCCAATGGGATCAATGGCAGCTAATATGGTTGCTGATGCTCTTGGTTGTGAACCAACACCTAAGAAAATAGAAGCAGCAGTACAAGCTGCTACACCTGAACAACTTGCAGAACTTAAAAAGATTGACAAAGATTTTGAAGTTAGAATGAAGGAACTAGATGTTGATCTATACGCACTAGAAACTGCTGACATTCAAGATGCGCGAGGAAAGTTTTCTAAAGACTGGACATCTCGTATCATGGGTTTAACTGTAGTTGGTGGATTTATGGGTTACATCTTCTTAATCACCGTCCAGCCTCCAGAGCAGAACAGCGAAGCGTTAATTAACTTAGTTTTAGGTTATCTTGGAGGACTTGCAAGTGCCATTATATCTTTTTACTTTGGAGCTTCTAATACTACTAAGGACAAAGACTAATGAATAACATATGCCACACCAGATTATATAAAGGTTTAGAAGCTATGTACAAAGGTGAGATAGCTAAAGCTGAAGCTAACATTGACGTATACTTTAACAACAGTGCAGGTGTTGGAGAACATCCTGATATTATAGAAGCTATAGATCAGCAGATAGACAAACTTGCACAAGCCAAAGATAAACTTAACGCACTAAAGGATTTAGATTTATGAGGAAAGGTGGATTTAGAAATCAAGCTAGGAAACAAGAGACTAGAAACAGAACCAAATTTAACTTTAGAAAACAACAAATAAAACTAAAAGAGCAAATGGATTATTATGGCAGTCAAGAAGAAAAAGAAATCAACCGTAAACAAAGCAGGTAATTATACTAAACCTACTATGCGTAAGAATCTTTTTAACAGGATTAAAGCAGGTAGTAAAGGTGGAAAAGCAGGTCAATGGAGTGCTAGAAAAGCACAGATGTTAGCTAAACAATATAAAGCAAAAGGCGGAGGATACAAATAATGCCAATGGGAAAAGGAACATATGGTTCTAAAGTAGGTAGACCTAAGAAAAGAGCTATGTATAAAAAAGGTAAGAAAGTTACTAAAGAACTTACTCAGCGTCAAAAAGATACGCTAAAGAAACATTCTGTGCATCATACATCTAAACATATGGCTGAGATGCGTAAGTTAATGAAAGCAGGTAAGACCTTTACACAGTCACATAAGATGGCTATGAAAAAGGTAGGTAAGTAATGGCACTTAAGAAGTCTCAGAAGTCTTTAAAGAAGTGGACAAAGCAAAAGTGGCGCACCGCTAGTGGTAAGAAATCTTCTGAAACTGGCGAAGTATATGCTCCATCTGCAAAAATTAAAAAGCTTAAGTCTAGTCCTGCAGGTAGGAAGAAACTTGCAGCAGCTAATAAAAAGAAACGTGAAGCTACTAAAAAAGGTAAGCAACATGCTCGGCACGGTCTTCATAAAAAGAAAACAACAAAGAGGAAAAAGAAATAATGGCTAAGAAAAAAGATTCAAGACTTGCGAGAGCAGGTGTCTCAGGATTTAACAAGCCTAAACGCACACCTAGTCATCCTAAAAAATCTCATATTGTTGTAGCTAAAGAAGGCGATAAGATTAAAACAATACGCTTTGGACAGAAAGGAGCTAAGACCGCAGGTAAACCTAAAGCAGGTGAGTCAAGACGTATGAAGATGAAACGTAAATCTTTCAAAGCTAGACACGGTAAGAATATTAAGAAAGGTAAAATGTCTGCAGCTTATTGGGCTAATAAAGTTAAGTGGTAACAAGTGCAAAGTATCTTTGGACTAATAGCTGAACTAGGATTACCTGTAGCAGGTGGTCTTATTATGGCTTATTTTATATTCCTTGTGATGAAACAGTTAATGGATGGTTTAGTAGGTGAGATACAAACAGTACAGGCTATCTCAAAAATGTTAATTACCAGAGCTTCTACTATGAATAACGATATGATTCGTATAGATACTAGTGTTAGTAGTGCATTAGGTTTATCACCTGATCTTGATAGAATATCTAGAGCTGAAAATTTTGTAGAGGACGGACGTATAGATGCAAGAAGAGATTAGTTATGCACCAATAGGTGACGTAGAAGCAGCAGTAGAGGGTATTTTTGGTCTTATCTATCTTTATCCTTCTGATTATTTTATAGTCTTTGGATCGCTTAGTCTATTTGCTATCTATGGTTTATCAATATACGCAGGGATAAAATACATACAAAAGAAATTTAAGTAATGGATATTGTACAAGTAGTATCAGACTTCGGATTTCCTGTAGTAATGGTCGTAGGACTAGGATACTTTGTATACTTTGTGTGGCAAACAATTACCAACAAAATAGATCCTGCTGTACAAGAGATGAAAGTAACTATTATAAGACTTACAGATCAGTTACGTTTATTAGATCAAGATATGATTAGACTTCAGCAGAAAGTAAATACTGTACTAGAACTTAAAAAAGAGAATACAATAAATGAAACTAAAAAAAGATAAAGAACTTTTAGTTATTAGTTGGACGTTACTAATAATTTTTTTTGTGTCTCATATTAAAGCCGATCAATTAATCTACAGTTTTAAAAGTCCTAGCTTCTCAGGAATAAATACATCAAGTCATTACCTTACTATTGAGAACCAAGAAGCTACTCGCAAAGCTACAATTAAAGAAGAGATCAAAGCTTACACAGATCAGTTAGCTAGAGAAGCAGACAACACAACGCTTGCTAGATTTATAAGAAACTTAGAAAGCCGTATCTATGCACAGCTATCGCGACAGATGGTGGAGTCTTTGTTCGGAGAGACACCACAGAAAGAAGGCAAATTAACTTTAGAGGGAAATACGATTGAATACGTTGTTGAAGCAGATACGATCACGCTTACAGTTACAGACGAAACAGGTGGTACAACTAATATTACTGTGCCTATCGGTGACTTTACTTTCTAGTTGTGCCTCACGTAATATATTAGAAGGTAGTGGTATACCTAATGTAGTAATTAAAAGTTCTTCTATAATGGATTTACAATCAGAAGAACTAAAGAATATACCTGCTGCAAAACGTAAGCCTGTTATAGCTATCTATCCTAATAGCTTTAGAGATCAAACAGGACAGCGCAAAAGCAACGGACAGTTTGCTTTATTTAGTACAGCAATTACTCAAGCTCCTGAAGCATTTCTTATCAGGGCTTTAAAACACGCAGCAGATGGAAGTTTTTCCAAGTTGCAGAACGTGTAGGACTTGACAGCTTGACAAAAGAACGTCAGCTCATAAGATCTACAAGAGATTCATTTGACGAAGACAGCACGGTAAAACCGTTATTACTGGCAGGATTGATAATACAAGGAGGTGTACTAAGCTATGATGCTAATGTTTATTCTGGAGGAACAGGAGCAAGAGCGTTAGGTTTAGGATCTGCAAAACAATATAGAGAAGACTTGATTACTATTTCATTACGTCTTGTGTCTGTATCGACAGGCGAAGTATTGATTGAAACATTGGTAACTAAGAGTGTGTTATCGGCAAGTCTTTCACAGGATATATTTAGATTTATATCTGAAGGAACAAAATTGATTGAAGCAGAAGGAGGTATTGCAGCAAACGAAAGTAGTGCTATAGCTCTGCAGAAAGCAATAGAAGCAGGTGTATTAGAAATAATAAAAGTAGGAATTACTAGGGGGTATTGGAAATATGAATAAATTAATTAGCTTGTTGGTGTTAGTATCGTTTAGCACTTTAGCTTCAGACAACGAGATCTTTGTGGATCAAGTAGGAGCTACAGCTAACATAGATCTTGAGCAATTAGGTAGTGGTAACATTATAGGTGGTCTTACTGCAGTAGCAGGTTCAATGACTGCATTAGATCTTGATGGAACCTCAATGACATTAGATATAAATCAAATAGGAGATACTAACAAGTTCTTAGGGGATATGTACGCAGATACATACACTGGTTACTTTAACTTTGATGGTGACACTAACACGTTTACATCTAAGATGGATCCAACCAATGCGTTTGGCGCAGATGGTTCTAACGTTAATGTCCAAGTGACAGGCAGTACCAACACCTTCACACTTGATTTAGCTACTGCAGCTTTAGCAAGTGGTGCAGATATAGATTGGACTGTACAGGGTTCTAGTAATACTATTAACGCTGACATTGATGTAGACTCAGCAACTAACTATATGAATATAGATGGTGACAGTAACACAGTAAACTATGATGGAGACGGTTATGCGCAGGGGTATTTTCACCTTACACACACAGGAAGCTCAAGAGCCTTCGATGTGGATCAGCAAAGCACACAAGATAATGACTGGCTTAAAGTTACTTCTACTGGTTCTAACGGTACAGTTTGCATTAACCAAGACGATCAAGGCACAAGCGTTGGATGTTGATATTGGAAGCATTACACAGTTAAACGGAAACACCAGAGTAGTAAGAGATAAACCTTATGAGAGCGAGATTGATTTCTCGCTTAACTCTATGGACAAACTAGAAACTGCGCAAGGCAGAATGGGTGTTACGTTTAGAGATGATACAACGATACGTCTAACAGAACACAGCAATGTAACTATAGATAAGTTTGTGTTTGATCCTGATCCAGCTAAATCTACAATGGCTTTGTCGTTTGTNAAAGGTACTGGCAGGTTCATAAGTTCTAAAACTAAAAGACGTATACCTAAAGATAATATTACTATCCGTACCAATGCGGCTACCATTGGAATTAGAGGCACAGATTTCACACTGACTGTTAAAGAAACTGGAGAGACTTTAGTGATCCTACTCCCTGATGAGTTTGGTAACTCTAGTGGTGAGATAACTGTAGACACAGCACTAGGACAGGTAGTCCTTACNAAAGCCTATGAAGCTACTACAGTATACAACTTTGAAACTGCACCAACTCCTTCAGTTATACTAGACCTAACACTAGATATGATTGACAATATGCTCATTGTAAATCCTCCAGAGACTAAAGAGATACAAACAGATGAGTCAGGAACTGTTGCTGATAACTTACTTGATGTAGACTTCTTAGACTTTGACGAGCTTGATGCAGATGATCTGTCAGAAGATAATTTAGAATACCAAGAGCTAGACATTGATTACCTTGCAGGTAACTTCCTTGAAGATTTACTTGATGTCATACAGGAAGTTGACGAGCTAGGTAAAGCAGACAAAGCTCTGTCAGCAGATGGAGTTAAAGGTACAGCAATGGGTTATGACGGAGATACGCAGATTAGTACATTTGTAACTGACACACATTTAAAATTCTTACGTCAAATAGAAGATACGTTAGAGATGAAAGTTTCTAAGCAAGGTTCTTATAGTATCCGTATAGAACAAGAAGGTAAAGTAAATCAGATAACTACTAACGGAGGTAGTTCCTCTACCATTAATATTAAACAAGGCAGTTAATTATGTACAAACTAATTACATTGTTGGTGTTGTTCTTTATTCCTGTTACCTTTCAGGTAGAACTATTAGAAGTATTAAAACTTAAAACCTTTGACGCACTTGTTAGTGAGCAAGAACCTAGCGGTAACTTTACAATCCTCAACATAACTGAAGAAGACGTAGAAACTGAAGGCGGCTATCCGTTTCCTAGACAGCGGCTAGCTGAAA